CGGATGGCTTCCGCTGCCGTGTTCACATACAGGCTGAGGCGGCGGCCAAATCGTTGTAAATCCCCGTGAAGGCAGATGCGTGCCAGTGGCGGTGACGCCAGACAGAATGCGTTCGTCGTTGCCATTTTTCGGAATACCTCTCCCGTTTACTCAGTTGTTCAGGCAGATGGTGAAGCAGCTCACCGTTGCCGCAGTAAATGGCGGCATGGTTCGGTACCGAAGCACCAAAGCAGCACAGCAGAATATCGCCCGCCTGTGCAGAGGACAGGGGCACCCGGTAAAAGCCGGTGACCGCCATATTGTCCAGGTAAAGGTTCTGACCGTTGCGCCACCAGTCATCCTCACGCTCAAAATCCGGCATTTCAGTCCCCGCCAGATGATAAGCATCCCGGAACAGCGTGTAACAGTCCGTCACCCCGTGCTCAAAGCGCCGTCCTGTCAGATGTGGCACACAGCGGAATTTATGAATTTCCCCCCGGCAGACCAGCCACCAGGACAGTGCACTTTTTATCTGCAGCCGCCGGTCGGCCTCGCTCAGCCAGGGCAGACCACCGGGATGACTGTGGACCAGTGCCACAATCTCCCCCTGCATCTCTGCCCGCAGCCAGTCTTCCGGTGCAATACGAAAATACGCCTCCGGCTCTGCAGAGATATTCACACAAGGCAGATACCGCTCCCCCTCCGGCGTTCTCACCACGAAGCCGCACGACTCCGCAGGCACACACCGCCGGGTGTGTGCCAGAATCACTGATTCTGTCTGTGTCATTGGATTTACTGCGAAAGTTTGTTAATGGAAAGGAAACCGCCAAAATTAGCCACCATGCCGCGCATCTCACACCCGCGCATGCACTTGCTGCATCTGTCCTTACGGATATCCGTGGTGGGGTTGTCGAACTCATCCGCCACAGCCCCGCCCGTGTAACCACACTCATCAGAGCGGTAGGTCCACATACAGGTGTTCGCCAGCATGATGCGACCGGGAAACAGCGCCCCGTCCGTCTCGGTCGGTGTTGCCAGCACAAACGAGGCCGTCATGGCCGTCAGCTCTGACATCTGCTCCACCACCCAGCGGTCGCTCAGCTCCTGCTCCGGGTCCGCTTCCGGATTGCCCGCCACAAAATTCACCGCATCCAGAAAACGGGCATACACCCGGCGGCGGACCACCGTGGCCCACACCAGGCTCTGCAGGTCCTCCGCCATCCCGGTGACCAGACCAAACAGATTCGACACCGTCAGCGACGGGCGGGCACTGCTGCCCTTCCCGTTCATCTCAAAACCACTGCCGTCAATCGGGTATGCCTGATATTGCCGCCCCTGCCAGGTAACCGCCTCCCCTTTTTCATTCAGCTCATTGCAGAAAAAATACCGCTCACCACCCTGTACCGTCAGGTCGATTTCCCAGAGTACCACCCGCGGTGACTGCTCTGATTTAACCGACTCGTTCAGACTTTCTTCGTGAATATCCTGCATCAGTTCACCACCTGCTTAAACTCCGCGCTGAACTCAACGCGCAACATCCCGACCCGCGCAGACCACCCGGCACAGGTCACCTTTATCTGCCGGTATGCATAGGGTGGCTTCCACAAAAATGCCTTCCAGCCTCCGTGCTCTGCCAGGAACGCTTCCAGATGCCGGGCCTCCTCCCGGGTCACGGAAAGCGTCACACGGTATGTTTTCAGGTCAGCATTCAGCCCTGCCGCCATACGCTGTGAGTACCCGTCACCAAAACGCACTTCACGCACCGACGGCTGCGAGTTCACCTCCATATCCGGCTTCACTTTCCAGCGAAATGTTTTCATCGCCCGCTCCCCGATAACATACCGCCATCACGCAACTGCAGCCGGAGCTCATCCTGCGCCCCCTTGCGGGCCATGTCATACACCGCCTTCATCAGCTGCGGCCCCGCCTGTCCGTTGGTGCCGTCGTTCTGAATCACCACGTGATTGTTCTGATTAAAATTAATACCTTCCGCCCGCCGCATCTGCGCCGGACTTCCGGCACCGCCCACATAACCACCTTCCGCATACCCGCGCATCAGACGATACAGGTTGCCGACGCCAATCCGGCTGGTTGCCTCCTTCGTGAAGACAAACTCCCCGCGGTGGACAATACCGGCAGGCTCATATTTGCCGCCCGTCCCCGTAAATCCTCCGGTCGCGAAATGGAAGTTCGCCGCCGCAGCCTCAATGGCCGTCCCCGAGGAAGCAGATGCACCACCACCGAAAGCACCGCCAATGGCGCTGCCGATACGCCCGACAATGCCCACCATGGCCTGTTTAAGCAGGATTTCTGTCATCATGGACAGCACCGAACGGGTGAATCCCCGCCAGTCTGCCTCTGCACCGGTCAGCATCGCCGCCATATTCTGTGCAATACCGTCAAAGGTCTGCGTGGCCACGCTTTTAACCTGCGAAAAACTGTCCGTCGCACTTTCTGCCCACTCGCCCCAGCCGGACTTCAGCCCGGCCATCCAGCTTCCACGAAGCTGCTCCTCCGCAGACCAGGTGTTCTTCAGTGCCGATGTGGCCTTCGCCAGCGCAGCCGGATTATCACCGTACACGTCCCGAAGACGCTGCGCTTCAGACTCCCGCTGCGCCTGACGGTCAGTGAGACCGCGGGCTTTTGCGCTGATGGCGGCCTGCTTCGCGCTCTGCTGCTCTTCAAACCGCACCGCCTGCTGTGCCAGCTCATTCAGGCGTTTCTGGTGTTCAACCTTGTCGCCCAGCTCAGCCAGCTGGCGTTTGTACTCCAGCGTCTCGTCTTTATGCGCCAGCAGGGATTTTTCCTGCTCAGATAACTGTCGTTTCGTGGCAGCCTCTTTCAGGACCGCATACTGACTTTCCGCCTTCCATAAATCACGGCGCTGCCGGCTGATTTTCTCATTCGCACCGCTGTGTTTTTCCAGCGTCCTGAGCTCAGCTTCAAGGGCAAGCAGAGCCTCTCTTGCCTGCTCCTCTTCCCTCTCCCCGGCAGAGCGCGTTTTCGGTGATGTATGCTTTTTACCTGTCAGCTCTTCAGCCAGACGGCTGACGGCTTCCTGCTGCCCCGGACCTTTGCTGACGCCTGTTGCACGCGAACGGTTGATGTACCCCATTTCCCCCTGGCGTATACGCGCATCCCGTTCCGCAATGGATTTTCTCAGCGCCAGTTCATCACGTTTTGTTTTCTCAATAAATACGCGGTTCTCTTCTGCCAGTTCACCAAACAACGCACCAACACCGGGCACATTCTTTGTCGTTTCCCAGGCTGACTGAATAAATTCAGCCAGCGCCAGATCCCCCTGCACAAGCAGCAGCTTCACCTGTTCAACGGTTCCGGCCACCACGTCAGTGATCAGACTGAGTGCCCCCAGTGTATGATCACCTATCCATGCCCATGCGTCAGAAGTCCAGGTTTTAACATCGTCCCAGATTTTTTCCACCGGCGTGGCCGCTTTATCAAGTTGCTCCAGACGTGCATTCATGACATCCGCAAACAGGGACATCGCCTCCGTCACCGCAGCCTGTTTACCTTTCGTGCGCTCAAGCTCATCAATATGGCGTAACTGGGAAACGCTCAGGAAGTTATACTGCTGATTCAGGGAGGCCAGCGCCTTCACCGGATCTGCTGCAATCCCTTCAAAGGCTTTTTCCACCTTCCCGGCATCGTCCCCCACCGTCTGCAGCCATCTCTGAGAGGTTTCCCCCATGATCCGTAGCTGCCCGGCGGTATATTTCCCGCTTTCTGCCAGACGGGCCAGATTTTCTGCCGCCTGTCTGATACCACCACCGGCTTCATCGCTGATCACCCCGGCCATTTTCCACAATTCTGCCGTTGTGGTGGCAGCCGCCCCTCCGGTCAGGATCAGTGAACGCAATAAGGCCCGGTCAGCCTGCTCTGCCTGCCAGGCGGCGGCAGCAAGCGCGGCCAGTACGGCAACCCCGCCACCTGCCGCCACACGGGCCACCGACATAAATCGTCCCAGCTCACCGGCATTCCGGGCATTTTCAGCCAGTGCATTTGCCGTATCTGACAGCGACTCCTCTGATGATTCAGAGGCATCCCTGATCCCGAGAAGTTCCTCCTTCAGCAGGGTAAGCAGGCTGAGCGGTCCACCGAATGAATCGCTGATCTGCCCCCCCTGCTGCAGCATGATAAGGAAGGGATTCTGACCACCGGCAAGCTGAGTGACAATATCCGTGAACTGTGCGGGCAGTGTGCGCATGGCAGCCTTATACTGTCCGACTGATATCCCGGCTTTTTGTGCAGCCAGCGCCTGTCGGCTCAGCCCCTGTTCAACAGTACTGGCGGTTTTTCTGGCATCCGCCTCCAGACTGGAAAAATGACGGCGTACCCGGGCCATCTGTTCATCAAACCGGGCCGCATCCAGACTCAAATCAATAACCAGATCACCCGCTGGCTGGGACATATCTCACACCTCCGGAAATCCCCGCTGAAGCCATCATTAATGCAACATCATCCTCGCTGACATCCACCACATCCGCAGAAGGTGAAATATCGCGCCCTCCGTCCCCTCCGAACCGGACGCCTCCGGCAACTCCTGTCGCTTTCTGCATCAGCATTTCTTCCTCGTCCGGCATCTCCGTCTGCTCTTCCTCACACGCTGGAGCAAGCAGACTGAAATCCGCCGGATGCATATCCGGATCGCCAAAAAACAGGCTGAGTACGGCGTACATCAGCCCGGAAAAATGAGCGTCCAGTTGGGTATCCTGAAAATAATGCGTGCAGTAAAAACGTCGCCAGTCGGCATATTCGGTGGATGTCATCCCGGCAAGCATGGCGCGCCAGTCGGGTCTCCCCATCTCTCGCGCCAGTTTCAGGACAAAGTTCAGCTCGCCTTCGAATGCTTTTTTGATGTTACCGGCTCAGTCGCTTCTGCTTTCCCGGTTTGTTCAGGATCGGCATCGTGCCGGTTATCCAGCATACCTGAAAGATAAAGCACCCGGTTCGTTGCCTGATTCAGTGCATCAGCAGGCCATCCCAGCATCACTTCACGGCGGATCTGCTGCATCTCTGTCTCCGGAGAGGCCAGAGTGCCTTTGAGGGAATGGGAATGCCATAGCGACATCGCCACAAGCAGGGATGCCGTTTCCAGATATCGCTGGTTAATGTGCACGACATCATGCTTCGTTGTCTCCTGTTGTTCTGCGTCTGAAACAAACTTTATATAATCAAACCGCTGCAGCGCAGACAATTCGGAAAGCGTGACGGACACACCGTTATATTCAAATTGTTCTGTTTTCAGAAACATGTATTACCTCCGTTTACCCTGCAGCGCCCGCTTCAGTAACGGTGACTTCAGCCACTGCGGCGAACTGACCATTTCCGCTCACCACAGGGATCTGCACCTTACCTGTCGCCACGCCGTTTACCGTAATTGTCATATCTTTCACACTAATGGTGGCTTTCGACGGATCGGCGGAAACCGCTCTGAACGTCTTGTCGGTTGCACTTTCCGGCTCAAAAGAAACAGTCAGGGTGGTTGTTTTCCCTTTTGCCACCGTACCGGATGTCGGTGTCACCTTAATTGCAGTGGCCGGCGTAATTTCGCTGCGTTCTTCCGCCACGGAAGGTTTGCCCACGTTAGTGACTTTCACCGTGCGGGTGATCACTTCTTTCGCCGTCACGGCCTTACCGATACTGCTGACCCAGCCACGGAACACATCCACCGTGCCATTTGGGAAACGGATTTTATAGGCCCGCACATCCCCGCTTTCAAACCAGCCTATAAGCCTTTTCTGACCTTCTTCTCCCGGTTTCCAGGCCAGCGTAAAACTGGTATCTCCTGCAGACTTCTGCCCCTGCCCGGTCGCGGTCCAGTCCGCGTCTTCATCATCCAGGTAGTTATCATCGTAGGGTTCTGCCGTCATCTCGCCCGGCGTCAGATCCTTCACCTTAGCCAGTCGCTGCCAGTCATCGTCTGACAACGGGTTTGCATAAGCATCACCCTTGCCGTTGTAAACCCACAGAGTGGTACCGGCACCTTTTACCGGCTCAAGGGGATTTGGTGTTGCCATATCGTCCTCACATCTCGTATGTAATGGAATAAGTCAGATCCGCAGAACTCCATAACGCCATATCGTCATCACGACGATACTCATAGCCCTGCGTAACCATCGTCGTAATCAGGTCTGCCAGTGCCGGGATCGCAGTCACCGCCGGATAAATCCGGCTTTCCATCCACTGATCAAGCTCCGAATCCGGTACCTGTGCCGGTAAAAACACCTCAATATGCAGTGTGGCCCGCCAGGTATCTGCATCCAGATCTTCACCGGTATACTCTGCATCCGTCAGATAAACCGCGACGGCCGGAAAATCCTCTTCGTCAAAAACAACGGGGCGACCATCAAACAGCGTCGCCCCGTGTTCATGCAGCTCCAGTGCATCCAGCACTGCAGCACGGATATCAGTATGTTTCATCGTTTTATCGCAATCCTAAGTTGTTGTTTCAGCGCGTATGCCAGTTCTCCGGGCAGACGTTCACGCCGGATACGGTCAATATTCTCATCAAACGCCTGTTTCAGTGGGGCCGCCATCGGGATTTTCACCACATCAATGGGGTAACGGTTTTTCCCGGCCACACGCTGCATGACATGCCAGCGACCATTTTTTAATCGCTGGATAAATGCCCGCTGATACCGATGCTGACCAGCTTTAAGTATGCTGTCCGGACGACGGCCCAGCATCCTGATCCCCAGCTTAATCACAGGGAGATCACCGCGTTTAACGATAATTCTGGCATTCGGATTTCTGACCGTGGCCCGTTTCAGTCTGGACCGTTCCTTTACCAGTTTCCGGCGTACCTTTGTCTCCCGGGCAACCTGTGATGAAGACTGATTAATCGCCGTTGTGGCCACGCGGTTAATGGCCATTGCTGAAGCCGCCGGAATGGCGTTTTTACGAACCCGGCTCAGATTTTCAATCGCCTGATCAAGCCCTTTTATCGCCATAATTCACCCTGCGTTTATCGTCGCCGGTTAACTGCCGGTGGTTGCCCACGGTTGAGCCAGAGATAACAACTCCCTCCGTCATCCGGAGAAACACGGTCCACCCAGAACATCTCGCCGTTAATGGTCAGCGTGTCACCACGCCGCAGTTGCCGCACATCATCAGTCCGGACAAACAGGGACGGGCTGGAGCCTTCAACGCGCACGCCCTGTCCGGCATAGCTGATATTTTCAGGGTCATCAAAAACACCACGTATCACAGCACCTGACTGCTCACCGGATGTCATGGTGGCTGACATTCCCATGTACCCGCGTATCGTTTCATCGGCGCGGGCAATGGCAGCATCGAACAGGTTATCGAAATCAGCCACAGCGCCTCCCGTTATTGCATTCTGGCCAGGCCATGTTCTGTCATTTCGGCTGCCACACCGGCAGAGACACGGAACGCCGTTCCCGGCAGTACGAATGCCACTGGTTCATCCCGCGTGGCGTGAAGTGCAACAGTGTGCAGCGTCACCAGTGCCACGACCGTGACCAGAGCAGCCGTATCAGTCACGGTATCCGTCTGTGCTGATACCACCTCATTTTCATGCCCGGTCAGCACATTTTCCTGGCTGAGAGGGGTGTCCTGACCGGCAGTGTCATCCGTGTCATCAAGCTCTTCTTCCAGCTCTGCCACACGGAGCGCCAGTTCTTCTTTCGTCCCCGTCAGGCTGACATCACGGTTCAGTTGTTCACCCAGCGAGCGGAGACGGGCAATCAGTTCATCTTTCGTCATGGACTTCTCCACAGAGAGACAATGGCCCCGAAGGGCCATGATTACGCCAGTTGTACGGACACGAACTCATCAGGGTCAGCCAGCAGCATCAGCGGTGCTGACTGAATCATGGTGAACTCACGCGCCGGATCGCCGGTGGTCACCCAGTTTTTCGGGTAACGGGCAGAGGCGTTAATGCCTTCGCGCTGTGCGTCCGCATCCTGAATGCAGCCATAGGTGCGCAGACCGCGTGCCTGAGTGTTCCCCAGCACCATCGTGTTGTCCGGCAGGAAGTTCTTTTTGACGCCGTTTTCCACGTACTGTCCGGAATACACGACGATGGCCACATCGCCATACATTCCCTTATAAGACACCGCTTTGCCCAGGTCTTTTACCGCTGTCTCCAGTTCGGAATGAGAGCCGCGACGGGTATCCAGCTTCTCCCTGACGGCTTTGAAGGAACGGAACAGCGCCCAGCCTTTCGGGTCAAACACGATGATATTCACCACGCCGCTGGCGTTCAGCGCGTAGGCTTCGATATCGTCGGTCGGGTCATACGTGGACTTGTCACGCTTGCTCCACTCCGTGCCGCCGGACTGCGTGATGTTGTTCGCCGCACTGCGGCCCATATCCACCTCAACCGGATCGAAGGCTTCACCGGTCATGGTGTATTTGCCCTTGAGCACGGCAGAAACTGCCTGCATCTCTTCGACCTGAGCAATGGCCAGCTCTTCGTCACGCATGTTCTGCATGATGATGCGACGGCGGCGGTAAGCCGGGTCCGCCAGATTCTGCGGATCTTCATCCGGCAGGCGACGCAGGGTCATCTGCGGATTCACTTCATGCTTCGGCTTGACATATCCCGGCGTAAATTCAGAGGTGGAGCCGCCACGGGAACGGATAACCTCACCGGAAACAATCGGCGAAACGTACAGCGCCATGTTTACCAGTCCCGGAATTTGTGAGAGATAGACTTTCTCCGTGGTGAAGGGATAGCTCTCACGGAAAAAGAGACGCAGAAACAGCGGATCAAACTTAAATTTCTGCTCATTTGCCGCCAGCAGTTGGGCGGTTGTGTACATCGACATAAAAAAATCCCGTAAAAAAAGCCGCACAGGCGGCCTTTAGTGATGAAGGGTCAGGTTAAACGATGCTGATTGCCGTTCCGGCAAACGCGGTCCGTTTTTTCGTCTCGTCGCTGGCAGCCTCCGGCCAGAGCACATCCTCATAACGGAATGTGCCGGACTTGTAGAACGTCAGCGTGGTGCTGGTCTGGTCAGCAGCAACCGCAAGAATGCCAACGGCAGCACCGTCGGTGGTGCCATCCCACGCAACCAGCTTACGGCTGGAGGTGTCCAGCATCAGCGGGGTCATTGCAGGCGCTTTCGCACTCAATCCGCCGGGCGCGGTTGCGGTATGAGCCGGGTCACTGTTGCCCAGCGGCTGGTAATGGGTAAAGGTTTCTTTGCTCGTCATAAACATCCCTTACACTGGTGTGTTCAGCAAATCGTTAACGGCATCAGATGCCGGGTTACCTGCAGCCAGCGGTGCCGGTGCCCCCTGCATCAGACGATCCAGCGCAGTATCACTGCGCGCCTGTGCACTCTGTGGTGCTGCGGCCAGAATGCGGCGGGCCGTTTCCACGGTCATACCGGGGGTTTCTGCCAGCACGCGTGCCTGTTCTTCGCGTCCGTGAGCCTCCTCACAGTTGAGGATCCCCATAATGCGGCTGTTTTCTGCCGCAACCGCAGCGGTGATCTGCGCGTTCACGTCCGGCTGCGCAGCGCTGGCGTTTTCGCCCTCCGTCGCTGGCACCACGCCAGTAACGTCAGCCTGCGAAGCAGTGGCTGAAACAGTTGTTGATTGAGTCTCTTTGGTCATTCGCCCTCCTGAGAGACGGGATTTACGTGCATCCAGTGCATCACGCATAACGGTGATCGCATCGGTGCTGTTGACAAGTTCATCAGCCAGTCCGGCATCAATGGCCTCCTGACCGCTGTACACTGCAGCCTCGGTATCCAGCACAGCCTGCACGGACAGGCCGGTATATGCCGACACCTTCTGCGCAAACATCCGGCGGGTTGCATCCATCCGGGACTGCAGTGTTTCCCGGACATCACCCGGTAGATGGCTGTAGGGGTTGCCATCCACCTTATGGCTGCCGCTGTAAATCAGCGTGATTTCCACGCCCTGTTTCTCCAGGGCAGCACCGTAATTACTGTGAGCCATCATGACGCCGATGGAGCCTGTCCGGGCGGTCTGCGTGACCAGACGCCGGGAGGCGGCGCTGGCAAGCAGCTGACCTGCACTGCAGTTCATGTCGTTGGCCAGCGCCCATACCGGTTTTATGTCTCGCACACGGGCGATGATGTCAGCACAGTCAAATGCTCCCGCCACCATCCCGCCCGGTGTGTCCATATCCAGCAGAATGCCGTCCACCATCGGATCGCTGGCAGCCTGTTGCAGACGGGCGATAATGCCGTTGTAACCGGTCATTCCCGAATACGGCTGCAGCGCCCGCGTCCGGCTGACCAGCGTACCGGACACCGGCAGCACGGCGATGCCGTTCATGACCTGATAACTCCGGGCCTGTCGTGGTCCGTCATCATCACCGGATAACGCCAGCGCCGCGGGTGCCTCTCCGGCAGTCAGGCTGTCGCCGGATACTGCATCCGTCAGGCGGCTGATCCCAAGCTGGCCTGCAAGCGCACAAAAGAAAACCCGCGCATAGGCGGGTTCAAGCATCAGCGGCTCATTAAAAGCCATGCTGGCAATATGCGGGAGATTACGCAGCTCTGCTGTCACTCTTCTCCTCCTCTGTTGATTGTCGCAGCCCGGATTCAAATGCCGCAGCCGCCCAGGCGGGCGGTTTAAGACCAGCTGCGCGGCGCTCCATCGTTTCACGGACCTGCTGGGCAAAAATTTCCTGATAGTCGTCACCGCGTTTCGCGCACTCTTTCTCGTAGGTGCTCAGTCCGGCTTCTATCAGCATCACCGCTTCCTGAACTTCTTTCAGACCATCGATGGCCATACGACCGGAGCCTATCCAGTCGCAGTTCCCCCAGGCACTGCGGGCTTCCTGAAAGCTGAAGCGCGCTTTTGAAGGTAACGTCACCACGCGGCGAACGATGGCCTCTTCCAGCCAGCACAGAAACATCTGGCTCGCCTGACGGGATGCGACGAATTTTCGCCGCCCCATAAAGTACGCCCACGACTCGTTCGCACTGGCCCGTGCCGTGGAGTAGCTCATCTGGGCGTAATTCCGGGAAAGCTGCTCATACGAGACACCCAGCCCGGCAGCGATATACCGCAGCAGTGACTGCTCAAACACGGAGTAGCCGTTATCCGTGTCCTGAGCCGTCTGCAGGTTCAGTGAGTCCCCCGGCATCAGGTGCGGCACTTTTGCGCCTCCCAGACGGACCGGTGCTGCGGCGTAATACGCGGCAATTTCACCAATCCAGCCGGTCAGCCTTTCCCGCTGCTCCTGACTGTTCGCGCCCAGAATAAAATCCATCGCTGACTGCGTATCCAGCTCACTCTCAATGGTGGCGGCATACATCGCCTTCACAATGGCGCTCTGCAGCTGCGTGTTCTGCAGCGTGTCGAGCATCTTCATCTGCTCCATCACGCTGTAAAACACATTTGCACCGCGGGTCTGCCCGTCCTCCACGGGTTCAAAGACATGAATGAACGAGGCGCGCCCGCCGGGTAACTCGCGGGGTATCCATGTCCATTTCTGCGGCATCCAGCCAGGATACCCGTCCTCGCTGACGTAATATCCCAGCGCCGCACCGCTGCCATTAATCTGCACACCGGCACGGCAGTTCCGGCTGTCGCTGGTATTGTTCGGGTTGCTGATGCGCTTCGGGCTGACCATCCGGAACTGTGTCCGGAACAGTCGCGAGGGACGGGTATCCCAGGTGGCCTGAACGAACAGTTCACCGTTAAAGGCGTGCATGGCCACACCTTCCCGAATCATCATGGTAAACGTGCGTTTTCGCTCAACGTCAATGCAGCAACAGTCATCTTCGGCAAACTCTTTCCATGCCGCTTCAACCTCGCGGGAAAAGGCACGGGCTTCTTCCTCCCCGATGCCCAGATAGCGCCAGCTTGGGCGATGACTGAGTCGGAAAAAAGACCCGACGATATGATCCTGATGCAACTGGATGGCGTTGGCGGCATAGCCGTTATTGCGTACCAGATCGTCTGCGCGGGCATTGCCACGGGTAAAGTTGGGCAGCAGGGCTGCATCCACACTTTCACCCGGTGGGTTCCACGCCCGCAACTGCCCACCAAATCCGCTGCCACCGCCGTGATAACCGGCATATTCACGCAGCGATGTCATGCCGTCCGGCCCCAGAAGGGTGGGAATGGTGGACATTTTCATACATAAAATCCTGCTGGTCCCCTGCGTCGCTGTGTCATGCCGGTCTGCACTTCCAGCTCAGCAATGTATTTTTTCAGGTCAGACACGGAAGTGGTCGTAAACTCCACTCGCCGTCCGTCTTTCTGTACCGTTGCCACCCGTTTTCCTGTCATCAGGTCATGCAGTGCCGCACGGGCAGCGGCAAGTTCTTCCTGTCGCGTCATTCATCCTCTCCGGATAAGGCACGGGCGTATTCTGCCAGTGTTTTCTTGTTGGTTGCTGCACCATCCTCTTCCTGCAGGCTCGCCAGCAGTGCACTGAGATCCAGCTGCCAGCGGGAAATACTGATGCGCAGCGCCGCCAGCGCATAAACGAAGCAGTCGAGCGCCTCATTGCGTCGCTTTTTGCTGTCCCACAGTATTTTTTTCCTGCCATCCACCCATTTTTCGACCTGCTCTTCAGCAGTCAGTTGCTGCGCTTCGGTAAGATCAAAAATATCCGGGTTATTCGGGAAGTGAACTGCACCGGGAAGCGGTTCATCCCCTTCCGGCGTCAGTGTGAAGCGGTTATAAATCTGCTCTTTCGCGGTATCCGTACCGATTTCGGTAAGGTAAACCCCGTTTTTGTTTCGCTTACGTGGCATGCTGGCCACCGGCTTTCCGTAGACGGATGCCCCTTTAATGGGGATCACCCGGAACAGCCCATGTTTTTTCGAGCGTTCATACACAATGGTCGGGTCAATCCCGCCAGTATCCCAGCAGATACGGGATACCGACATTTCTGCACCATTCCGGCGGGTATAGGTTTTATTGATGGCCTCATCCACACGCAGCAGCGTCTGTTCATCGTCGTGGCGGCCCATAATAATCTGCCGGTCAATCAGCCAGCTTTCCTCACCCGGCCCCCATCCCCATACGCGCATTTCGTAGCGGTCCAGCTGGGAGTCGATACCGGCGGTCAGGTAAGCCACACGATCAGGAACGGGCGCTGAATAATACTCTTTCCGCTCTGCCATCACTTCAGCATCCGGACGTTCGCCGATTTTCGCTTCCCACGTCTCACCGAGCGTGGTGTTCACGAAGGTTTTACGTTTTCCCGTATCCCCTTTCGTCTTCATCCAGTCTTTGACAATCTGCACCCAGGTGGTGAACGGGCTGTACGCCGTCCAGATGTGAAAGGTCACACTGTCAGGCGGTTCAATCTCTTCACCGGATGACGAAAACCAGAGAATGCCATCACGGGTCCAGATCCCGGTCTTTTCGCAGATATAACGGGCATCAGTAAAGTCCAGCTCCTGCTGGCGGATGACGCAGGCATTATGCTCGCAGAGATAAAACACGCTGGAGGGGTCATCCGGCGTCCATTTGAGGCCAAACGGCGTCTCTTTGTCGCCAAATTTAAGATACTGCTCCTCCCCGCAGTGCGGGCAGGCAACATGAAAACGCATAAAATGCGGGGATTCACTGGCTGCACGCTCAATCTGGCAGGTGCCTCTCACTTTGGGCGTGGAGCCACGGATGGACTTTGGCCAGACCGAGCCTTCAATACGCTTGTCACCCAGGAACGTCGGAGAGCCTTCCTGTTCAATATCCTCATCAAAGGCAGCAAGTTCATCATAACCCGCCACATCAACCGACTTTTCACGGTAGTTTTTTGCCGCTTTACCGCCCAGGCACCAGAAGCCACGACCATTGGTGAAACGCTTCATAGTGAGCGTGTTATCCCGGTGCTTTTTGCCATACCACGGGGCCAGAGACAGCAGCGACGGAATATCGCGGATGGTAGGCTCGACGTGGGTTTTCATAAAGTTCTCGGCATCACCATCCGTCGGCAACCAGATAAGGGTGTTACGCTGCTTATGCTCTATGAAGTAAGCATAAACACCCAGCAGCATTTTTGAATAACCAACACGGGCAGACTTCACCACATTCACCTCGCGGATGTAGTCGCTGCCCATCGCATTCATGATAGCCCGCTGAAAGGGCAGTGTTTCCCAGCGCCCTTCCTGGTATGCGGATTCTTTCGGGAGATAGTAATTGGCATCCGCCCATTCAACGGCAGTCTGTGGCTCCGGCCTGAACAGGGCTCGCAGCCCGGCGCGTACATCACGCCGCAGAATATCAATCTGACTGTTCGATATATTCACTCAGCAACCCCGGTATCAGTTCATCCAGCGCGGCTGCTTTGTTCATGGCTTTGATAATATCCCGTTTCAGGAAATCAACATGTCGGTTTTCCAGTTCCGGAAAACGCCGCTGTACTGAGAGAGGGATCCCGTCAAGAATACTGGCAATTTCACCTGCGATCCGTGACAGCACGAAAGTACAGAATGCGGTTTCCACCACTTCTGCGGAGTCTCTGGCATTCTTCAGCTCCTGGGCGTCAGCCTGCGCACGCGTAAGTCGATGGCGTTCGTACTCAATAGTCCCAGGCTGGAGATCTGCCTCGCTGGCAGCCCTGTAATCCTCAACCTCTTTACGGAGTTTTTCATTTTCGATATCAGCTTCCCTCTGCGCATACCACTGAATTGCCGTGGCGGTATCAAATACAGATTCAACGCCCTTACCACCTCCGGAGACGCAAGGGAGCCCCTGAGACTGCCAGCGTTCAATCGTTCGCGGATCCACGTTGAAAATTTCGGCAAGTTTCTTTTTATTAACCTTCATGAAACAGTCTCACAACAAATACAGGATCCGACATGAAAGTGCCCGAAAATGACTTTTTCAGGCGTTTTCATGTCGGACCTTTACGGATTCGATATTAGAAAAAACAAATAGTTATGTTCGAGAAGTACCGACATGATTTTCCCCGGAAAATTTTCATAAATAGCGAAAACCCGCGAGGTCGCCGCCCCGTAACGGCCCGGATCGCCGGAAAGGACCCGCGAAAACGATAATGATTATCAGTTGCAACAAAATCCAGTTTCTTCCACCATCGCACCGGACCAGCGACCATGAGGGGACAACGCCGCGCTCCGTTAACGCGGTAAACCCCGGTGTGTATCGTTTTTGATTATCCCCGCACACTCGCGCAGAGGAGTCTCCCTGTCGGGCTGCGGTCTCTGTTAATACGGGAATACGGCGACAATACCGCGCATGGATAATAAGGTCGCTCAACACACTGGCTGTAATGCAGCCGATACCATACGGCATTTAGCGGCATTCATCGTACACTCAACGGTTAGCTCTTCATTCGTGGCATTCACCTGAAAGGTCCGGGAGTGTAATTGCGTACATTTACCACTGAACGAACCTTCAACAAGAACACGACCACGCTGCAAAATACGGAACGGAATTGTTCCCTGAAAAGGCTTTACGGTTACCAGTAATTTCTTCATGCATTCTCCGGATAACAAAAATACTAGTTAATACACTGAGTACGGATATATTCCTGAAGCATTCTCAATGCAGCCTGGTCGCTGATGATTCCGTCTCTGATACCGAGAACGTTTCGTCCAGCAACCGGAGAGAGTTCGACGGCGGCATCATTGCCCACGCCGGAGGTGCCGGTGGCTTCACGCACGGTACCGGAGCAGGTGGCGTTGATCCGCAGGCGCTTACGACCAGCGGCAACATCAGCACGCAGAGTTTCATTTTCAGCTCTCGCATCGGCTAATTCCCTCGAGTATTTTGCATCGAGCGCAGCAACATCGCGCTGGCGCACCTGCATATCAGTAATGGTTGCGTTTGCCAGCTCCAGCTCTCTGGCTTTTTTATCGCGCTGCGCTTTGTAGGTGATGGCGTTATCGCGGTAATGATTCAGCCCCAGACTAAGCGCACCACAGACCACCAGCAGAATAACGGTAAACGCGGAAAGCATTCGGTTTATGCTCACCCCAGCAGCCCCGACGAAGATAACATCATCCAGCCCATGGAAAGAAAAAGAGCAACCAGCATTAGTGAAAATGAAATGCCGACGATTACACAGAGGATCTTCGCCAGCATTATGAGTTTGTCTGACATGTTTAATCCTCTTCACGATTTCAACGCAATGACCAGTTTTGCCAGCCCATACAGCATCGGAGACACAGCAATACCGACCGCCACCCACTTAATAGCAAAAGCCTGTGCTCTGCTGATGTCATCAGTTACTGGCGCTTTCAGTTCAAGGCCGTTTTTCATAGTCAACCTCAACAGAATTCGTTTATACTTTTCCATGTTCTCCCTTGCCTTATCCAAGGTCAGAAACACAAAACCCCGCTTGCTGCCAACAAACGTGGTTTTTACTTTTATTCACTTAGGTTTTGCCAGTTCGCAGGATTTCGTGTTATCCGTCCGCGTTGGCCAACGTCATTTTTCAGCAAAATATTCTGCTTATCTGTCGATACCCCAGCACGCCAGCGCGCTCTCCTGGTCACGACGGGATACCTGACCATAACAGTTATTTGAGCGGATACGGCAGTCTCTGCCACCGTCTTTAATCCACCAGCGAATCGCCTCGCATGCACCCCGGCGATCGCCTGCATTAATTCGTTTATAAAACGTCGACGGGAAACACTTACCGGGGCCAATGTTATACGGGCAGAATGACGCGATCCCCGCTTTCTGGGGTTCAGTCAGTGGCACTTTGATGTTTTTCTCCACCCATGCCAGCGCCTTATCACGTTCGATGGCGTTAACCTGGTCGCATTTCTCCTTCGACAACTTCATGCCCGGGACGACAGGTTTACCATCCACCAGAATGGCACCGCGACAGATGGTCCAGATACCCGCGCCATCACGGTATGCCGTGGTGTGGTTACCTTCCTTTTCATCCAGAAACTGGTCGAGAATGTCAGGCGCAGGCGCACCAGCGGCAATCAGCGCCAGAACGGCAGCCGACAGGCCGTATTTGATTTTGGTGTTCATGGATATTTATCAGGATTTATCGGTTCCGAATCCCTGGATATGTTAAGTCTTCAGCCCGCCAGTGGTGGGCACTGGTGTTTTACCTGATGGCTGAAATATATCTGACAATTCCCGTCGAGGATTTAGCAATGTATAACGATGAACATAAATATACCGCCTGCATGCAGGCCATGAATGAACAATTTAAATCAGCATTCCTTAAACTCATTCAGCAAAACCACGAAGCAGTAAAATCCATTCAGGCTGAGCCGTATGGACACCTCACACCACCAACTCTCGACATTATGTCCAGAATATTAACACCAGCCATGCTTCTACGTCTGAAAGACAATATAAATGACTGGTTAAACGAAGAATTAAACTACCTTGAATGTGAGTGGGATCATCATTACGCCAAATCACAAAAAGAACGCATCTTCCGTCGATTATCCGGCAACAGATAACGAGCCAGCTTATATACGTCCTTTAAGATAAGTCAGTCCTGGATGAAACCAGTAAGCCGGCACTTTTTTAAAGGGCGGATTATCAAAATCACGAAGAAGAGCCTCCCGCACAACTGCATCCTTGTCCGCACCACTGGCCAGCGCTTCAATCTCAGCAGCTACCTGCAGATATCCCATGCAACGACCAATGCGCTTCATTAGTCCCTGCTTTTTATTGTTCTTCAGGTAATCAATGGCAAATTCAATGAGCGCCTCACTGTGCTGGTGCGATGCTGGTGTTACTTTTCCATCTTCACGGATCGTGATATTCCAGTCATCGCTTGTCACAATAAAAGATGGCCGATTATCCCCCCATTCCTGGTCTTTATCCGGTGCAGACGCAATAAAATAACGTTTATTGCCTTCCTCTCCGGCACTTTTAACTGTAATGGAGTACTTTTCTGACAATGCGGTCGGTAAAAACTTTTCCTGCAAAATCTTCGCAAAGGTCCTGCGAGCAATTTTGATGCAATCATCGTAAAACGCTGCTTCCTGCTCATCGCGGCGTTTTTTTTCATCTTCAGAAACCATCAGCACCGACAGTTTTTTATTCAGTTCAGTGATTTCATTTTCCAGGCAACTTATGCGCTGATTCATTTCTTCATGGTTCATCGTCTACTCTCCCCGCGCCGCCTTACGCCGGTCTTCTCTGATTTTGAAATACAGGTTCGTCAGGTACGTCAGCAGACCAAACAGCAGACTCCCCAGCACGCCTATTGCCACCCACTGGGACGGAGAGACTTTGTCCAGCAGCTGCAGTAACCAGTATCCCGTCCCCACCGCTGACGTGGTGTATGACACACCTGTTGTGATTTTTTCCATCTGGTACATACCCCGTCTCCCGTTATCCGGAAGCTGACAACAATAAAAAAGCCACCAGTTAACTACTGATGGCTCTGATAACTCATGCAGGCGTCTCAGACGACCCACTGACACTACCGGTGAGTTTAACGATACCTTCCATTTGACTGGCTCACTTTTTATGATGATGCCGGTGCATTTATCTCCAGCACCAGACTTTCTATCTCAACGCCATACGCTGCATTTTTTGTAACATCCGTCAGCGTCAGCGCATTCAGTCCCAGTGTCAGACTGTCTTTTATAACCTGGAATGCCGGGCCAGCCACTCCATTCAGTTTCGGAGTAACCGTGGCACTGCCGGCGGTGAACACCAGCTCCAGCGTCTGCCAGTCGTTACCGTAATCGCCGAACTCCCCCAGCTTCGTGTTTCCGGCTTTCCTGTGATGCATCAGATTCACTCTGCCGTCAGTGGTCTGAGTGAAGTACGACATCAGGAACGGATTACCGGTACCCGTCATCGCCACACCATCAGGAACGGG